AGATTTACGATGTGGGTGCTGATGTGTTAGATGATTCTACCACTACACAAAACTCCATTGAAAACTTCTTTAAGTTTGGAGCAGATCAACAGGAAGAACTTGGAGAAGTATCTAGGGAGATTCAAGATAGTCAACTTGATTCAACCGAACGCATCACTAAGATGATAGATACTACCGAGCGTGAAGTTGAAGAAGGTGGAGGATTCTTTTCCTCTATGTTCAACAAGTTTAGCCGTGACTCCGACTCTCCTGCTCCCAAACCAACAGTTAATCCTGGTATACCAAACACAGCAAGTAATCCTCCTAAGAAAAAGATTACTGAAACCTCCAGCACAGTTGAATATGGCTCAGGTCCTCGTTACTCTGATGCTGAATTCGATAAGATGTATCGCGAAGGGCAAGACTCAGACCAGATAATAGTGCCACGCAGTCCTGTTTATGTATATGAGCAGGAAGACCGTGACGCTGCTACTTCTCGTCTGGAAGCTGCTGTTGCAGCGGGATCGAAACCAAAAGAATCGAAACCAAAAGCGACTGCTAAAGTTGTTCACGGACATCAAGGTAAAGCACAGGAACGCTCTAATCAAGTTGCAGCTAGTACCAAGCCTACACTGGCTACGGTTCCTCTGCATATTGATGACCCTGTACTTCAGTTATTAAATCTGGGACAAGTGTAATGAACTATTTGAAACGTAATGTATCAGGTATTACAGTTCCTGCCGCTAGTCCTCAACAGTCTAGTGGTATCCATGTAGATGCCATTCATAAGACCCACATATACAACCAATCTGGTAGCTTATCGTTTCAGGGATATGTTCCTGCTGACTTTCAGATAACATTGCAGTCACAGTGGGGACCTATGTTTCCCACTATGTCTGTAGCTGAAACTGTTGCTGGCCAACAGGGCGCCATGCTTGAACGTGCTGCTGGTGCTGCTGGTGCATCATCTAAGATGAAGATGCTTAGCGCTCAAATGTGGGAAGGCCCAGCTTATCTTGAGTTAAGCCTTCCTATACACTTGATTGCTTTACGTAGCACAAAGGACGAAGTTATTCAAAAATTGGAAGACATATCGTTGTTTGTTACTCCTGACTTATCACCCGCTGGTGTACTTGTTCCTCCTGGTCCTGTGCCTATAGCTGAAGTGGCAAGTCAAATGGGCATTGATATTCCAATCAATGAAGACCAATTGATAGTTTGTCAGCTCGGTAAATGGTTCCGGATGACTCCGTGCATTGTAACAAGTGTTACCGCCGCTGTGTCTTCTCAGCCTGAGCATGAGACTGGTAATCCAATGACAATAGACCTTAACGTAGAGTTGCGTAGTTATTTTGCTGTTACCAAAGATGACATACGTGCTTGGTTGAAAGGTGGATTTGGTTCTTAAGGAAGCTTTGATATGACAAGAAGATCAGCTCTAGCGTTTGATGAATTTGGGCAAGATCCTATTGCTACCGATATTATCGATAGAATCCTTGCTATATCAGATTCATCGCCATTTACGGTTACTGCTAAGTATAGTGGTAACCCTCAACTTCTCGCACATGACCGTTTAGGTAGTGTCGAGCTTTATTGGGTAATCTTGTTTTATAACGGCATTGGAGACTCTTTTGCTTTTGTCGAAGGAACTAAGATTCAAATACCTAATGCAGCTACAGTCAAATTGATATTGAATCCAACACGATCTTCACGTGGCGTAGTAGGAACTATTACCATATGACAAATCAATCAGCAATAAAGGACGTACTGTCCGTATCAATACTGATCAACGACGAGCCGATACCGTACGCAGAAAACCTGTTTGCTGGTATGCGAATCTATTATGGGTTTGGATTTCCTATTCCTGCTGCTGTACTCACGTTGAATGACACAAAGAACATACTCACTGGAAAACTCGCTCTTACCGATGGCACAAGAATAACACTGTCCTTTGGTAAGCGCGATTTCAACAAGAAGGTAGAGCTTGAGTTTTTGAATAAGAACACACAGCCTTCTTCAACAGGTGTTATTTTCCAGTGTACTTGCTTACTGTCTGTGCCTAAATATTCTTTTGGTGCACAGTCAGAGGTATTCAATGGGACATCCGTAGATGCTTTGCGTGAACTTTGCTCTAAAGCAGGATTGAAGTTTGAGAGCGAAGAATCAACAGATGATAAGATGAAGTGGATTGGTGTAGGTGTAAGCCGTGCCCAGTTTGCTGCAAAGATTGCCGCTTACTCATACAAAAACGATGAAAGTGTTATGGCCGCTATCGTGGATGTGGACAAAACATTCCACTATGTCGATATGATGAAAGCAGCTACACAAGAACCTGAGTACACTATATTCGACGGTGTAGTCGGAGAGTCACGTACATCGGACAGCAAAACATTCTTAGCCGTTGCTTATCAGCCGATGGCTCCAACAGGACTACTAAACGCCTTAGCCAACTATGGCACTGCTACTGTGCAGACACGTATGTCAGGCGATTTAGACACATACGACAAGATTACTGCTCCAATAATGGAAGATGGTGTAGCAGTCAATCAGGAAAAGCATGAGAGCTTTAAATATGCCCGCATGTCCAGCAGTGCTTATTTTGATTCTGGTGTGGGTGATATTGGTGCTAGTAATGGACACAAGAAATATTACGAAGCTAAATACCGCAACCAACGCATGTTAGCTTTGTTCAATCAAGCTATTCGTGTGCAAATTGATACGCAGGTGTCGATTCCTGTGTTTTCCACAGTTGAGTTTAAAGCAATGCGTATGCTTGGAACTGACTTAGTTCTCAATCAGGCAGACTCTGGCGTTTATGTAGTTGGTAACGTAACACTTGTATCTAACGGACCCCACTACAGCGAACTCTACACCTTATACCGTCACCATGTTACTGAGAGTGGTAACACACCGACACTGGGCTCAAAGAACCAGAAGCCTAGTTCAGGTAAGCCTGAATTCGAAGGTGCCCGTGATAGTGTTGCTCAGTTCTCTGATATTGATAACACCAAATCAATAGCAAGCCAACAGAACACAAATTTAAAGGCTGCTGTTAGTAGTCTCAACAATCGTCCGTTCCTTGATACGTTCAATCCATTGGACACAAACAACCAGTCAGTGCTAGATACTTATGTAAGTGATAGCATGTCTAAGATTGATAGATTGGAACAAGAATTTCTTGCTGAGAGTGGTACACTTGGCTTAGATGATTTACGTTCTAAGTACGGAAACTCTTACGATATGCTTGCTGCTGTTATGCTGGAGTTTGCTTCAGCCAAGTCTACTCTGGAACAGTGCGGTAAGTTACTTCCACTACAAAAGTTTGCGTTGGACTTTGTTCGCTTAAACTTAGGACCACTGTTACGCATGATAGAGAGCAGGCTCGGCAAAGTTGAAGGTTTATCTGCTTTGCTTTTGGCGGCACTCAACGCTCTTGTTGCAAGTGGTGACATCAATGGAGGCTATTTAACTGCTCCTAGCCTGTTCACTAACTGTAAACAATTTAAGACAGACCACTTAAACGCTGCTATAGCAGAACGCTTTCCAGATAAATGTCTGGACAACTATTCGCTTGATCGTTTAAGGTCCCCTAATACCAGACTTGATAGGTTACGTAGATTACTCAACAGATTCTTACGTGACATATTATGCTTGATAGGAACATAGTATGGCAAAGACGGCTGTCAATGTTATGGAAATGATTTCCAAGAAGGGAATCGATCCACAGAAGCCCCATATAGGTATTGTTGTTGATGACATGGACCCTGAGCAAATGTGTCGTGTTCAAATTCGCATACCTTTGTTGTTCGATGGCATCAAAGACGAAGATTTGCCCTGGGCTATACCGGAAGACAATACTCACAATCGTGGTCTGAAAGGCTCAGGCTTGGGTCGTGCTGCTACGCTTCTTGGTGTGCCTAAGAAAGGCAACCGCGTTTCAGTCTATTTTAAGCATGGTGGTGACCCTCAGTTACCATCATACTCACATAGATTGCCTTTCGACAAGCAGACGATTCCTCCAGAATTTCTTGAAAACTACCCAAATCGCTTAGGAGAGATTCTTCCAAGCGGTTTCTTCTTCGTCTACGATGACAAGACGGGAGAATTGTTTCTTACTGTTCCTGGTGATACTCATATGACCGTTTATGGTGATGTTCACCAGCGTGTTGTAGGTAACATGCAGCTAACAGTTAAGAAAGACGATCCTGGTATTCCTAGCTATCTGAAAGATTCTGTTAGTGACTTATACGAGAAGCTAACGAAGAACCAACAGAAGCGCGTCCCGTTTCAAGGAAGGATGGATAAAGAATCAGGAAACCTGCACTTTGAAGTAGAAGGCGACTGGACTGCTACAGTTGGTGGATCTTCAGATTTTGACATAGCACGAAATGTTAAAGTCAAAGCTGGTTCTAACACAGACATATCTTCAGGTGGCTCTACTACAATCGATGGCCAGCGTGTTGATATAGCTTAATACAGGTTAATGACTATGATTACACAGGAATTAATTCCAAACAAGTTCCGTATGTCCATAGTACAGAACGAAGACAGTGATTATCTTGGAACAACAGCGTACTCCAGGGCAGGCACATTCAATTGTCGTAGCGCTTCTTCTCTGGCGCATCGTGTGGTTTACCCGTTATATCTAATGGAAGGGTCTCCGTCTGATAGCAAAGTAGCAATAAACTGCGACTCCTATGTGTTTGCTGCTAATTGGGTACGTAAATTTTACGAAACACTGAATGACCTTACGCAATACGTGTTGGTAGAATCGGACACCGATCTAATCAACAGTGTTTTGATGCGTATGGAACATAAACACAATCCAGTGTTGAAAATCACGGACACAACACTGTGCCGTCCGACTAACGTATCGATTGTATGCAGGTCACCTGATAACAAAACTTGCACAATCTATGAACTCAACTTCAAACCTGAGTTTGTGCAGATTGTTGCGGATGGCCTTGTCTGGCAATTTGTAGAAGATATGATTGGTGTAACAGGTGCCGAACGCGCACTGCGTAACCTGTGCTACTATCTGTCTCCCAAAGCCACATTCAATCAAAGTTCTTACGATTTAAATAACCCAGATGACGTCGAGGAACTTTGCCTGCATATAAACTATCCTGATGTAGTTGAGCTGCCTATAGGTGACTCTGGTATGGATATGTTTACTAACCACATAGGCCTGGCTTATGCTGTGTATGAGTACAATGCTCAGTTGCTGCGTACAAAAATGAACTGAGGTACCTATGAGTAAGTATGTGGATGTAGGAGTAATCTCTTACGGTAAGCATGGATTGGAGAATCTACCTGTCTTGGTAGATGCTGCTATTAAAAAGGAAGGAGCGTTCTGGGGAGGAGGCAGAGTCAATATATTCCGGGAAGACATAAACATAGATGTTGTGGAACACCAGTTCCGTTTCACTAAGTTTGCTGGCTTAGTATGGGCTAAATCTCATAAGCAAGTTGCAGAATCTGTCGAATATCTG